GCAAAATGCGTTTAAGGCGGTGAACACAAATGCGGGGGACTTCCGCTTTGAGCGCCAGCGCCTGCACCCATCGGTAGAGTACACCGCCCGCCGACTCAACGACCTTTCGCCTGCTACGCGAGAAATAGCCCTGGGGGTGATAAGTTCGGTAATAGATGCCTTCTGGCGACTGGAAGCGGCCCAATCGAGCGAAAGCGCCGAGAACGTCCTTCTCACCGCCCGCCTTGCCGCTCTCGAAGAGCGAAGCGAAGAGCAAGCCGACGCCATTGCCGCGCTCAAGGCCGAACTCGCTTTAGCCACTGGACAAGACGAACTCATTGATTGGGAGTTTGAAGAGGGTGACTACGAAGAAGGGCAAGAAGAAACAGCCGCCCAAGACCGCTTATCGGCTTAGAACGACGAAAACCGCCAAGCAAGAAATTGACGACTTGCCCGGTGCGTATCGCCAGAGGGTGCGGCGTCTCATTGCCTCCCTCGCCAACGACCCGCACCCGCCCCGCTCGAAAGAATTGCGCGACTTGCCCGGCTACTACCGAGTGCCGCTCGATGAGTGGCGCATCATCTATTACATCGAGAACGATGAGGTGGTGGTCATAATCCTCACCGTCCGGCTCAAGACGGGCGAGGAAACCTATCACGACATAAGTGACATCGTATTTTAAGTTGTTAAAGTACACCGCAAGCGCCCCGCGCTTACGCAACGGGGCGCTTCTTTTTGCGTGGTCTGTCCTCATGCTTCACCGCCCCCACAGGCTCCAGGCCCAGCGCCCGCCCGATGGCGTTGGCTTCTACGATGCGAGCTTGCCGAATAGCGAGCCATAGCTCGCGCTCGGCAGGGTCTACGATGGGGCCGCGCTGGGTGCGCGAGGCAAGAACTTCGAGGGTATCAGCCATAGGGGTCCCCCAAATGGTTTTTGCAATCGCGCCACTCGCCCGCTTTGGGGTCGTATCGCTGCCATTGCCCGTCAGAGGGGCGCTGCCTTATGCGGATGAGGCTGTCCGTTTTGCCTTTGAAGAGGCGGCGGGGGGTTGTTACTGGCTTATCAGCGACGGAACCAGAAGCGGGCGGGGGCGTATCGTCTTTGTGTGCGGCGTACCACATGGCGCACAAATTTAACTGCCACGCCGCCCATCCCTTCGCGCCTAAATCCTCAGACGGTTTGCCGCCGTATATTTGAGAGGTAAGAGCCAAGAGGCGCATGGCGGCGGCGTCTTTGGCGACCGCCCCGTACTGGGCGAGGCCACTTGCGGCCTCCCAAATGAAGGCGAGGTCGGCGAGAGATAATTCGTCCGCCGTGATGGTGGTTTCGTCACCCACTTCCCCTATCAACGGGGACGCTATCGCCAATCGCGCCACAACCTTATATTGGCGTAAAGGGCTGGCGGGCACCGTTGCTGCACCGAGGTTGGGCGAGTCGCCGGGGGCGACCAACGCGAACAGCGGGAGCGGTATTTCACCCAATGCCGCCGCGAGTTCTGCAATCTGAACGGGTCGCAACTCCACATCAAGCCCAGACGGGAGGCGCATCTTGCCCCCTAGCGCAAAACGTCTTGTGTGTTGGCGGTCACAATATCAAGAATCGCCATTTTGTCGGCGAGGTCGAGTTCGTCTAAGAGGATTGTGTCCTCATCGGGTTGTTCGCCGATTCGGGGCCAGAGCAGGACGGCCTTTGCCACCTGACCAAGCAAGTCATCGATGGTCGGGAGTTGCGAAATGACGCTCGCCCCATCCGTTATCTGAACCTGCTCAAACTGCCCAGGGGTGATTTTGCCGCGAGTAAGGAGCGCGCCAAGCCCGTCGCGGCGCATTTTCACGCACAATCCTGATGGCAGGGTTTCCTCTCGCTCCCGACTTGCCCGCCACTCTCGTATGTTCATTGGTGCCTCTTCTAGCTGAGGTCGGTGTAAGTTTCGTATTGGATAAGCTGGCGAATGCGGGTACCATCCGTCACGGCGGTTGCTGTGACGTTACTGACGGCGAACGTGTCCTGACTCTGGGCGATCTCGCCGATGCTCTTGATTTTGCACTTGGGGAACACCTGCCAGGTGCTGCCGCCATCCTCGGCCACCGAAACGCCGCGCAGTTGGAAATACGGAAACACGGTCCCCGCTTCCTCTTCTGTGGTCGTCACGCGGTTCGGGGTAGTGCCTGTTTCGGCGGCATCAATGCCCAGGGTGATCGCCGCCACTTCCGGGGACAAGACGCCGTATTCCATCGAGAGGTCATAGGCTTCCAGGTGAGAATGGACGCTGCCAACGGAATCATCGCCGCGATTCTCGGCATTGATGATGCGCGGGGTGGCCGTAAGTTTGCGAACGAGCGGCACATCTATCCAGACGCTGGAGCCTGTAGCAGCCACCTGGGTATTTTTTATGCCGAAGGGTTGATTTCCGTAAGACATGCTTATTCCTCCTTGGCTTCTGGCGCGGCACCCTCTTCGGCTGCCACAACTTCAGGCGGTTTGGCCTTGCCCCGGTGGGGGCGCTCGGCCTTCTCTGGCTTCTCCTTTGGGGCAGGCTGCCGGACTTGCTCGCCCCATGTGGTAATCTGCTCGGCGTCGCGCCCCGTTTCCTTAGCGACCCGCTCAATAGCCGTCTTGCTCAGCTTCCCCAGCCCTTCAACCGTGGGAACCCCTGCCACCGCAAGGGCAACAGCGGCGGGCGCGCCCACCAATGCGGCGAGCGGGTCGGCGTCGTCCAGGGCGAACCCTTCGTGTGTGAGCAGGTTGCCCAGTGTCTCTTCGTCGTCTACATCCACGACCCACCCGTTGGTTTTATCCCAACGGTGATCGCCTACAATACGGACGGGCATGTGCCCGGTGTAACAGACTTTCACACGTTCCTCCTTGGCGCATACATCTCGTAGCGACTACCGCCGGTTCGTACCCCTTCCGAAATTTTCGTCAGCACCTCCTCCTCTACCTCTGGCGTGTCAAAAAGCCATTTCGACTGCCAGAAGTCGGCGGTGTGCCAGTCGTTCAGAAGGTCAAAGGCGCGCAGGCGAGCCGCCCGCGCTCGCTCGCTATCAGTCGCCAAAAACACGAGTACCAACGTAAATAGCACTCGCGTTCTGTCGCGTTCGGGCAAAACCGGCACAATTCCATCTATCTTGAGTAGGACACACGGCCCCACAAAGCCCCCGCTTTCGTCGAACGCATCGGGCGTCCGCTGGCGGCTGATTTCCCCGACTTCCCAGGTTTTGTAGAACCCGCCTGGAAAGGCGGCGATAAATTCGGCGTCGCCATTCAGCCGCTCGTAAATCACATCCCGAATGCTGCTCATCGCCCGAAAATCCCCCGCAGGCGTTGTTCGATTTCTGGCAGGTTCCGCACAATTGCGGGCCAAATTGCCGCGTGTTTTTGTTGGCGAGCCAACTCCAAGCCTATGGATTTGCCCCTTGGCTCGTTGGGGCCATGCGACAGATAAATCGTCACTATCTGCTTGGCTGCATCGTCAATGGCGACGGCGAACAAACTTTTTCTTGCCAGCCCCGTCCTATCCGTCCACGGCGCACCCTGCCTTGCGTCGTCGGCAAGGTCGCGGCCCAGGATAGTTGCCACTGCCACTACCGCCGCACGTACTCGCGCCAACCACGCTCGCACCCCATTGGTAAGCGTAGTCGGCGGCTTTTGCCAGGAGAAGCCCGCACCATTGCCAGCCATCGCTATACTCGGAACACGCCCAGCGTCACGCCCGTATCGGCGGACAGGTTGACATAGACATACCCGTCGCTCTGGTTGTACTGGGCAGCGGGGAAGGGGCCGATGAGGAGATCGCCCGTCGTGAGTGGAACCACCACCTGTCGCCCGCTATTGGCGACGGATTGGCCGTCAATGCTGCCAGGAATAAGAAAGGTGAGGGTTTTGGCGCTGGAATCGGTATTCTTGGCACGCAGATAGGTGCGCTTGCCGTCATTCAGGAACTTATGGTGATTGGTGGCGTCCCCTGCCGAGAGGGTTTGACTGATACCCGCACGGGTAATTTGCTGAACTGCTAAGTTGCCGCGTGCCACTAGGCACCTCCTATGCTACGATGACCGCCTCGGCGATGGTCGTCACGTCGCGGTCAGGCTGGATGAATTTGACTTCGTAGAGTTGCCCCCCAGGGTGGGGGACGTTGAAGCGGTCGCCGCGCTGGATATTGAGGTCTGGTGGCCCCACCACCCAGACATCGGCTTGTGCCTCCTGGGTGTCGCCTGAGTCCCGCTCGGTACTCGCGGATGGCCGCACGATTGCCACCATCTGCGGGGCCAGCGTCACAACGGGGGCTGTCCCGCGCCGCAGAGAGATAGGTGTATCCATCCACCGCCGCGCCAACCGCCGCTTGAGTGTGGTACGCCCCAAAGGATGACTCATCGCCCCCGCCTTCCACGCGCCAGGGCGAACATGGTGGGGCGTGACGGGGCGACCTCGCTGGGGGTCAGCACGATGTCAAGCTCGGCGTTGGCGCGCTGGCGTAACTCTGCCGCGAGCGCCGCCGGGTCTACGATCTTGCGCTGATACGACTCGCCCCCGATGAACGTCTCGGCGGCGATCTGGGGCAGGGCAATCGCCAAGAGCGCGGCGGTGAGGTAGACAGCGGCATTCTTGCACCGCTGTAGCTCGGCCCCGCTGCGGCTCTCGGCGTCGGGCACCTTCGCCAGCACCGCCAACTCCCCAGCGCCAGCATAGATGGACATGCCAATCACGCTGTCAGGCAGGAAGGCGCTATCCATCGCCGTGTCGAGCGCGGCGCGGATGGCGGGGTAGTCGGCGGCAGACAGCAGGCTCATTAGTTGTTGCTCCGGGCGACTTCAACCCAATTGGTGCCATCAAAGCGCAGGGTCAGTGTGTCGTATTGTCCCAGCGCAGCGGCGGCAGAGAGTTTGGCGGTACCAGAGTCGGCGATGTTGATGGTAGTAGCACTGGTGTTGACCAGCACCAGCAGGTCGCCCGCCGTGCGGCTCGCGGTAGAAACGGTGGGGGTGACAGTGCCCGCGCTGGTGAGGCGCTGATAACTGCCCGTGGCGGTGATAATCCCGCCATTGGTCACACTGATGGCCGTGCGGGCCTGGAGGCGGTCCCAGGTGCCCGCCACGCTGACGCTGCCCGTTAGGGTGCTACTGGCGGTAACGCTACTTCCCGCCACAGCAGTTGCCACCACGCTATTCCCCGTGATGGTGCGCCCCGTGATGTCCTCGAAGCCCGTAACACCGCGAGAAGTCACGGGGCCACTGGCCTGGGGTTGGGCAACAGGCGCAGCGGGCACCTGCACCACGATGGGCTGAGGGAACGGCGTGGGCGTAACGGTGTAGCGTCCTGTGAAAAACAGGGCCAGGGCCGCGACCACCACGACGATGATGTTGATGAGTTGCTGCGTGGGGCTATTCTGGTTCGGCATGGGCTTCCTCGCGCTTCTTTCGACCCTTCGACGATGCTGGCTCGGTTGGTGCCTCGCCTTCGCTTTCGGCGGCGGGCTCGGCGGGCGCACCCACCTGCACCAGCCGCCCATCGCGCAGCCGCTTCGCCACCTCACTGGTTAGGGCCACCTCGTGGGTCTTATCGTCGGCAATCCAGACCTCGCCTTTGGGGTGGTCTGGGTGTTGTTCCCACAGCGCCACCGGGCCGGGCTTGGTGGCGCGTACTTTGATGTGTTCTGTCATCGTGACCTCCTACTCGCAAGGGGGATTACTGGCTGATGTCGAGAACCTTGACGGCGTTGGCGTCGAACATAGCGTAGCCCTCAACCTCAGTCATGAAGATGTCCTGCGTCTGATTTTTGGCGAAGCGCACGATCTCAGTAATGTTGCCGCCGATTTCGTAGACGCGCTCGACCGCCAGCCGGGCATCGAGAGCCACAATCTTGTTTGCCGGTGCGTCGGCGGTCCAGCCCAGCGCCACGCCGTCAGCCAAGCCGCGATTGATGGGCCGGAAGCTGCCGAAGCCCGACACGCCCGCAATCGCCACCAGCGGGATATTTGCACTCCCTGTATTCAACAGCATGGCTTGCAAGGCCACCGCTTCACGCGCGAGGGCAGTGGTCGCCATGTAGGGGTTGATGAATTTCATCTTGAACGCCAGCCACCCAGCCAAGGTGAGCGCTCCGGCGGTGGCGTCCGGGTCCAGGTCAGTGAGGTTGTAGGCGGTGGGGGCATTGCTGTTGCCGTCGCCATTGATGACGACATCAAGCACGGCTGTCACCTTGTCGCTCTCTGCCTGCACCGCCATACGCGCAATGTGCAAGGCTACCAAGTCCACCCGCATCCGGCGCATGAACTCGTAGCTTTGCTCTAGCCCACGCCCAAACTTCTTGAGCTTGATGGAATGCTCCCCGCCCGTCAGCTTGCTCGTGGGGATGTCGGTGCCCTCTACCACCCGCTTCATGCGGACAGCGTCGGTGCTGTCGGTCAGGTAGAAGGCATCGTAACTGGCGCTGTCAATCCCCGTGTTGATGGCTACGAGTTCCCCCAAGGGAATGGCGGGGGTAATCTGCTGGTAACGTGGCGCATCCGCCAACGCTGTCGGGAACATGGCGCCACCCCCCGCGCTATCCTGAGAGGTATAGAGGGCGCGGGTAGAGACATCCTTGCCGGTGACTGCACGACGCCACTGGCGGGACACCCACTCGTGAACCAACGTGCGGGTCTGTTCGGTGGACTCGAACGCCTCGAATTTGTCGGCTTGCACCCCCATTTCGGGGATTGTGCGGGCCTGGATGCCAGCAGCCCGCATCAAGCGACTGAACGCATCCAGGCCATCGTTGTAGCCGATGCTAGGGTCTTCCTTTTCCAGCCAGGCGGACAGGCTCATCCCCCGCAAATAGGCGGTGCGATACATCTCTGGACTCATCCGCGCCAAGGTTTCCTGGGGGCGGGACTTCATTTCCGTCGCAACTGCGGTCATGTGCATTTTCTCCTTGTGTGCCGCTTACAGCATCACGCCCACAGCCGTGGTGTCGCCCACGTTGTAGATTTGGCCGCGCGCCTTCACCAATTCAGCAGCGGTGCCGCTGGCGGCATTGCGGATATAACCCTTGGCGCTAGAAGCGCCCAAGGCCCCGACGATGGTATTGCCGCGTGTCACCGTGGCGCTTGCCCCGGCGGGCAATTCGACATAGCCCTTGAACTGAACATTGGCCTTGTCGTCGGACTCCACCAGCACCAGTTGCCCCACGATGGCATCGCCATCAGCAGCAAGAGCAACGGTGTCATCGGCAGAGAAGGTGACGGCCTTTCCGACCGCCGTTGAGCCGCCGCCCTTGGTATCGTCATAGACGATGGTCACACCATCCGTCTTGAAGGTGGCATACTCGGCCCCGATGCCGTCGAACGCCACCGCGTCCCGTGGATCAGCCATGTGTTCTTTCTCCTATGTGGTCGCTGCTATGCAGCAAAAGCGGCGTCGGGTACGCTCTGAGTGGTGGTGGCACGAGGGCTATCCCCGGCACCGTCTTGGGTGAGGCGACCGCCGGGGAACAGTTTATCCCCCACCGCCCGCCAGTCTTCCTTCATGCGCTTGATGGTATCGAGGGTGGCCCCCGCCAAGACGCCCTTATACGTCTCCTGGGCAAAGCCAGCCCCGAACGCCCGAACGCCTTCGGCCAGCGCCTCAGCGATCAGGTCGCCGCGATACGCGGCACCGTCGTCGGCCAGCGGGCGGAGCCGCGCCACCTCATCGGCAAGCCACCGGGCCGCTTTAGGCAGCAGCATCCCTCGCGGGGCGGCCTCCACCAGGATGGCGCGAATCTCGGCCAGGGTGCGCTCGGCGTCGCTGGTGCCTTCTACCAGTTCAGTGGTGGCCTCGATCACAGCGGCCTCTTCCGTCGCGGGCGGGTTCTCCCGCGCCTGCTCTTCCATGCGTTCCTCCTTAAAGGTGGTGCCAGCATAGGCGTGACGCGCCCCCGGCAGTTTGATGCGATACCGTTGTTCCAGCACCTGGGCCGCTTCGGGGCGGAGTCGCCCAGCATCGGCCTCGCGCTGAGCCTTCACTTTGATGATTTCCGCGCCGGGGGTGGCCCCGTCGTAGACGATAGAAACCTCGGAGAGTCGGGCATTCTTGACCCAATAGAAGGCGGTGGCCCGCTCCTTGACGTTGCCCTTCTCATCGAGGATGTCGTATTCCATGCCAGCGATATGGTGGCAGGCATCCTCGCCCCACCACTTCCACGCATCCCCGCCGCAGACAGAGCAGCGGAACTCAGCGCTGTAGAAGCCGATGCTGACATCCTTGTAGACCCCTGAGCGCACGCCCCGCCAGAAGTTGTCTACTTCCGCCAGCCCTGGGATGGAGTAGAACTCCCCAATCACGTGCGCCACCCCGTTGCCCTGCGCCCCGACGTAGCGCCCCGACAGAGACCGCCCCAGCCCCAACTTGCGGGTCAGGTGGCTGTCCTGGAAGGAGATGCCTGCGTTCAAGTCCTCAGCAAAATTCTTGAGTGAGGACTCGTGCATCCGCGTGAAGTAGGCATCGAGGCGGTTGTTGGTCGCCTCGGCCCCCCACAGCAGCGGCTCGACCTCGTCAAAGATGGAGGGGTCGGGGGCCAGCTTGCGGGCCAGCGTCAGCAGCTCCGTATCCGTTGCCCGCAACGAGACGGCGGCGGGGGTGGCATAGATGGTGGTTTCCATCGTCTCATCCATAGGAAAATCCTTTACACGAACTCACTGCGCTGGGCATCGAGGACCCCTTCAACCGCCGCGAGAACAGCCCCCGTGCCTACCCAGCGGTAATGGGTCCGCCCGCTGACTGTCAGATCGAAGTGGTAGACGCCGACGCCGTCGCGGGTAAGCTGGTCATCGGCGTAGGTGTACTCGGTCACGGTGCCCGCCAGCTTTACCTGGAGTGTCACCGTATCGGGGTCAGCAGGCTCGCCGTCGGCGTCGGTGAATGCCACTTCGAGGCGCACACCTGTGCCAATAGCATGGATACTCATCAGTGACACGGCCCTTCCGAGGCGGTGGCGCGGAAGCGGGCGTGGTCAGTCGCCGTCGCCCCGTAGCGAGCCTCATCGGTGGCCGTTGCCCCATAGCGGGCGTGTTCGGTGGCGGTGGCGCAGCCCGGCACGTCTTTGGCTGTTCCATCGGGCCAGTAGCCACCCCAGTAGTGGTCGGGCCAGTAGCCATCGGGCCAGTAGCCCACGCGCGTTGCCATCAGTCCAGGTCCAGGTCTACCGCTGTGCGGTTGTTGTGCCCGTCGGTGGTGGCAGTAATGCGGTCGGTTGTGTCGGCCATATCGCGGAAGCGTTTGGTGTTGGTGCCCCCGCCGCTCGACTTGCCCATCAGCGCCGAAGCCATGCCGCGTATCATATGAGCCAAGGTGTAGGAACCTTCGACGATGGCCTCCAGGACGGCGGCGGCGACATCGCTGGCGCTGGGGGCTGCCCCGCTATCCGCCCAGGCTCCATCACCATGCTCATCGGTCAGCAGCGTATCTACCGCTGTGGCGATGGCATCAGCGTCGGGCAACGCCGCGACCGCTGTTTCAATGGCGGTGATGGTCGCGTTGTCGGGGGCGATGTAATCCTCGGCGGCGAGGCGTGTCCCGATGGTAGTCACGAGGCTGTCATAGGCAGCGGTGAGGCTGGCGGCGAGTGCCACCGGCCCGCTAGAGAGATTATCCAGGTACCCCGCCCGCAAACTCGTGAGTCGCCCCAGCAGGCTCGCCACGCCCGCGCTGATCGCATCCATGACGGTCTCCGCCAGATTCAGCGAGTCGGCGATGAACTTGCCGATGCTTCCTGCGGTGCTGAACGCGGCGTGGGCGCTGGACAGCAGCCACACATCAGCGGCAGTGTGCGAGGAGCGCGAGGCGACGGTAGCGTTGAGGTTAGACAATCCCAATGCCGTCGCATCGTTGGGGTCGAAGGCGACCACCTGGAACGTGTCGCCGGGAATCTCGGCGGTGGTGGCGCTCTTGTGGCGCGTCTCAATCACATCGCCTGCCGTGGCGACCGCCGCCTGGCTCAGGTCGGCGTAGTAGCGCCCATTGCCGATGTGCGAGAGCGTTCCAATGACGCCCCCCGCACTGGTCCACGCCCCCCCGTTGGTGCTCATCTCCGGCTGCCCCCCAGCCTCGCCCGTGGCGGGGGTGATGCCATCGGTGCCAACCACCAGGAAATAGCAGCGCCGATGCGCGGCGGTGGCGGTGTTGGCCTTGACGAGGCGGGTCATACGGCCCTCCGAGCGAGAACGTGGCGCTGGAAGTAGTAGGGCGAGGTGGTCAGGGCGAACGTGCGACGGTAGCGGCGGTAAAGGCCCCAGGGGTCGCGGTAGAGGTCATAGACCTCGGCGGCGGAGAGCGCGCGGAGGTACACCCGCGGCTCATCAATGACCCCGTTGAAGTAGCCACCAAAGGAACCGAAGCGCCCGATGTTGAGTTCATTCGAGTTGGCGCGAATGGTCCCGCTGGCGGTGGCGCTGGTACCCAAGGCGCCATCTACATATAGCAGATGACGACTCCCGTCATAGGTGGCAACAAGCAGATGCCATTGGCTGTCGGGCCAATTGACCGTGACCCTGAGGTCGGTACCAGTGTTGGTTGTTGTAAGGAATGACCGTACTGCCGCCGATGTAAAAACACCGAGGTCGAAGCCGTTGCTGCCGCTGCTGAGGAGCGGCGCCGCCAGCATGTATTTACCTGCCTGCCCGACGCCACTGCGAAACCACACCGCCAACGACCCCGCCGCCGCGCCATTCAGCAGCGTAAACGCCGAGTTGAGGCAGTAGTTTGAGGAGCCATTGAGAGAGAGTGCGTTCCCCCGGTCGGTCGCCACCCACGTCGCCCCGTTGATGGCGGCGTGAAACCCGCCCGCATAGTCCCATAGCCGCGTGGCGGCGCCCGCGCTGGCAAAGAGCGGCCACGCGGCGCCCAGTCCCCGCGCCTGACGGGAGGCGCGATTGATGAGGGGGAAGTGGAGCGGCGGGGGCAGCTGATTCATACGGTAACAACTGTGATGGTTTGGTTGCGGTAGCGAATGGTGACAGTGACCTGCACACCACTGCTATTGACTGCGTGGATTTTCACGCTGTTGATGTCCTCGCCAGAGACCGTGAAGGCGCGGCGGAACGTCCCCCCGCTGGACTTGGGCATCTCGAAACCGTCAGGTGCATCGGCGACCGCCTCATAGTTGGTGCCGTCCACGTCAGTCAGGATGTAGACGAGCAACCCCGCCGTGACGGTGCCGCTGGCATAGACAGCCGTCACCGAGAAGCGGGCCGCGTTGACACCATCAAGCGAGATAGCTTCAGTGGTGCCAGTGCCACCGTTGGCGATGGCGCTGGCGTTGACGGTGGTGAGGGTCCACGCCCCCCACTTAGCTGGTAAGGTCGTCGCCATAGAGCCTCCATGCTTCGGGGAGGTCGGTGGAAAGGACGGCGCCCAAGCCGAGGATGTCAGCGCGACTCTTGAAGGTGTGAGCCAGGGCTTCTAGCATCTCGCGTTGCGCTTGGCTCACAATCGTGCCCGCAACGAGGATGGCGAGCATCTGCTGTGAGGCTGGACCCAGAATGTCCACCGCATCCGCCCCCGCCACACCAACGGGGAGCTTGAGGGTTCCCAGGGCTGACTTCGCCGCTGAAATCAGATAGAGGGTCTGCTGATTCTGGGGCGTGCTGAGGTCGGCGGGCACAGGCATCGCCGCTGCAATCTCAAGCCGTGGATAGAAGCCCTCCGCCAGCGCCACGCGCAGCAACGCATAGGCCGGGACGGTGCCTATCACGTCTTGGGTGGGGGCATTCATCGCCGCTGCGACGGCGGGCCAGTCATTGCCCAGCGCGGCATAGCCCAGCCCGGCAGGGTCGGTGGTCAACTCTTGAAACAGCGCGTGCCAGTCGTTCACGGCTCCGCCCTTTCCTCGCTCATGCCCTGCCTCATCCTCATACCTCGCCCCTGTTCATCGCTCATCATCGCCTCGCCCCTGTTCATCGCTCATCGCCTCTGCTCATCATCCCGCTTCGCTTCCGCCGCGCCCCGGCGCCCGTCCCGCTCCGGCGCGGCTGGCAGGGATGGGGCATGGCGGGGGCCATGTGAGAGGCGCGGGGTGGTCACAGCGGCTTGCTCCGGCGCTCATCACGATGTTGGCGCGGGTCGGCGGTGTGCTGCTGGCGTGGGTCGGGCGCGGTAGCGCGTTGCGTCGCCAGCCACGCTTCCAGTTTGTCGGCAATGTCTCGCAACGCCTCAACATCGGCCTCGGTCAGCGGCTTTGCATTAGGTGGCGTGGGCGTGGTGTCCGTTGACTGTGTGCCCATTCGTAAATACTCCTCGCTCACTTCCTGGGTCGGCCTGTGCAGCCATCAGTGGCCCGGTGGCGTTGCTTGAGGCCCCGCTGGTGCGCGGCTCAGGCACATCCGCTTTGTGGCCCACGGCCTTCTCCGCTGCCTCATCCTGGCTGATCCAGCCCTGGTTGTAAGCGGTCACAGCGTTGGCGTTGTTCAGTCCCGCGACCTGAGCATCGCGCAACAACTCGGCTGCCCGCAGTTCCGCGAAGCGGACCACGACTTTGGCGTCTATGCCCTGCGCTTGGAGTGAGAGCCGAAAGAGCCGCCCCAGCAAGGTCTCGCACAAATGCTGAAGCGATTTCACCCCAGCTGCATACATTTCCCACTGGCGATTTGCATTTGCTTCGCTCACCCCGTCAGTGGTGCCCATCATCAGGGGCATCGTCTTGAGCGCCCGCACAGCCATGCGTTCCAGAGCTTTAATCAGCCCCTCGACCGCGCCCAGGCTGGAAGAATCCACCGTTCCCACAGGGCGATTCATTTTGACGGCGTCGAGGTGGACATAGGCATCGTCAGGTTCAAGCGCCGCCAAACTGTCCTGCACATCAGAGATGGTTCCTGCCAGCCAATCTACAAGTGCCTGATGGTCGGTCGCCACTTCTGGTGGGGCAAACTGCTTTATCATCTCTGGCGAGATGGAGATGTCCAGGCGCGGATAGCCCTGCTGCGCGACCACCCGCCGCAGATCATGCAGCAGGCCAATGAGGAACAGCGTGGGAAACACCGCTGGGGCGACCAGTGACCGGCCATAGGGTGAGCCAGGGAGCGGGTCTACGGGCACGTAGCGAATGGTGGGGCGGTCCAATGCCACCCACTGACCCCGCTGATTCTGCCCCATCTGCCAGATTTGGCCCCGGGCGGGGTCGGTCACGCGCTTGAAGCGGATGGCATAGGGGTCAGGGGTGGCGAGGTCCACGGGCAGACGGCCTTGCTCATCAAGGACCAACTCGGCCACGAACGCGCCCCGGAGGAACGCGCCGGTGAACAGGCGGTTAAAAACGATGTCTACCGAGCCGTACAGATCGCTCAAGAGGTCAATGAAGGCATCAAGCGCCGCCTGCGCCTGCTTGTCCACTGTCTCAGTGCCAGGGCGAAACGCCTTGATTTCCCAGCCTGGGTTGCAGGAGCGGTTGAAGTCCCACAGAGCGCGCGACACGTCGGGCGAGAGGTCGGCCAGCAAAGTGACTAGCTCGTGCAGCGGCACGCGGTCAAGGGTTTGGCTGTCAAGGTTCAAGCCCCGCCACTGCTCATCGGGGGCGATGGGCGAGAGCGCCGCCCCCGCCGCGCCCAGCCACGATTGCCCCTCGTCCAGGCTCAGGCGCTTCCCAGCTAACGCCCGACGATGCAAGGCGGGTGTGGCACGGGGGACAGCAGGTACAGGGGCAGGTGCGACCAAGGGGGCGCCAGCC